TACCTCCTCTATTTTAGGCTTAACGTAATTGTTTAACTGTATTACTTTTATGTCGCTCATGCTCTTAGTGTGTAATTTTGTAAGTCGGTTTGATTCGTGCAATATATTTCGCCTCTATAAACCACTTTTAAACCGTTATAAATATCGATAGTTAAGTTGCTGCCCTCGCTTAATGTTATGCTGTCTGTCGGCATTGTAAATGACAAATAGCCCAGCACCTCGACGTTAGGCGCAAACGTTTCCGACGTAAAAGTGTTACCGTTTGCCTTATCTTTTAGCGTATAAAATACTTCCGAAAGGTTAAAACTACGAGGTATAAACTTAAAGTTAAAATTTGCTAAGTCTTGATTAACTATCTTCATAAAGTTAAAACGATTTGCATGTGTATTTGTTTAATAAAAAAAGCCCCTAAACTTAATTAGAGGCTTTTTGCTTAAATATTTGTTTTACTATGGGTTAATCGGTGTGCCGTCAACTAATGCTTCAAGTGCTGTCTTTGTTGCTGAATCTAAAAGCGGTGCGATTTTGTTTTCTTGTGCTGAAAACGTTAAATTGTAACCGTTAAAATCTGCCTTTGCGCCACCTGTTCCGATAGTGCTTCCTGTGGTTTCCATACCCTCGCTTATTCCTGCGACGTGGTAATTATCGTTGTTATCTCTAACGACTATTACAGGTCTACCAGCAACTATCTTGTCAACTTGCGCGTGTGTTAAAACATCTTGCTTCTTTAATACTAAAGTAAGCGTTTGCGTATTAACTCTTGTACCTGCCTCACGGCTGCCTATTAGACCTTGGTCAAAAGTATTGCCCTCTGCTAGTGCTTCAAACTTGTAAACCGTGGTTAACTCTGCTGCAATAGCTGTAACTGCTCCGTCTAGTACTGTAAATGCTCCATCTGCCTCGACAAAATCCGCAAGGTACACCGCCCGAATACCTCCGAGCGTGTCCTTACATGGTTCTGTGCGTCCTTTTGTTACCAAACAACTCATTATGCACCTACGTAATAAACGATATCCTCACTATTATAGTAGTTTACACCACCGTTATATACCATTTTCATTCTAACTTGTCCGTCAAATAACACATCTTCCATGTCTTTAACTCTGATTTCGTTGTGATCGCCTAAAAGTCCAGTTGCAAAAGCAAGGTTTTTAACCTCATAGGCAACTATCGTGTTGTCAGCAAGTCCGTTAACTATCTCTAGTGTGTAACGTCCGAATACTAATGAGGCGTTAGCGTTACCACCTAGACCGTTTATCGCTCCAAAAGAGGTAAGCTTCTGCAAGTACTTAGTAGCAACGTCAGGAGATACAATAAATACAAGGCTCTTACGTAGCATTGCGGTAGGAATTGAGTTCTCAACCAACTCCAAAGCTGCGATAACGTTGTCCTTTGTTATTGCTCCTGCTGCGGTAGGCTTAACTACTGCTGCGTCGGCTGCAAACAACTTTGTAAATCCATCCCACTCACCTGCATTATCTGAATCTCCATTCCATATAAGATCATCTGTACGTTGTGCTGTACTTGCTAAAACCTCAGCAAGGATTGCGCTCTCGATGTCAGCAGCTAGAGTGTCGTTAAAGGCGCTTGCACCAAAACCGTCCTCACTCCATGTTTGTCTGAAATCTTCTTTACATACTTCAAGGTTGTTCATTAGCTTAACAGGAATTATCTGTCGCTCATTAAGAAGGATTGCACCCGCTGGAGTGAATCCACAAGAATAAGCGACGGTACCGTCCGTGTATCTAATGCGTCGCAAACTGATTTTATCGTTTACGTTAAATAAAGGAGTAATTAACCCCTTTGCTAGAGTGTCAGCTTCTCTGAATGCTGCACCGATTATTTCACCTGCGACCTTGCCCGCATAGTTACTAGTTACTGTTGTAGTTGTTGCCATTTTTTAGTTTCTATTTTTTTGAATTTGAGCAAGAATACGCCCTTTGGCGGTTGCTGGTCTTTCGGTTAGTGTAATTTGTGATTTTGCCGGTATGCGTGTAGTTGCTGGCTGCTCGCCCATTTTAGAAAGTGCTAGTTTAAAGTCTGCGTTTTCTTGCTTAACCTCGGCTAGTTGCGTGGTTAAAGAATTTAAACCGAATCTTTTTTCTAACGCGTTAAAAAACTTGTTCATTTCGTCGTCGGATAGTTCCGCTTCAACTTCTGGCGCTTCCTCTGCTGGTGCTGCTTCTGGTTGCATAATCTCTGCGATTATACCTTCCTCTGCGATAACCATCATAGTGCCATCCTCTAGGCTATACTCGCCTACTGGTAAAGGTACTTGCTCGCCCTCGTTCTCAATAAATACAACCGTACCTACCTCTAGTGCCTCGCCGTCATAAAAGACTTCTACACCGTCAGCGGTTATTACGCTGCCTGCTAGTTTAACGTCCGCTGGTTTTGATGCGTTAATTAGGGCTTCCCCTAATCGCTGCAAAATCCCTTTGGACTCATTTTGTTTATTCATAGTTACATTTTTAGTTATCTCTTTTAAATTAAAAATTCCGTCAATACTAAAGCCTAATATCTTGCCGTCTTTGGCGTCTTGCCATACTTTGTCATCGTGTACTTTCATCATAACAGCCCATGAGCCTACGCGGTCAGTAAAGCCAAACTTACGCGTCTTATCGTGTACGTCGTCCTCTATAATCCAAGATTCTACAACGCTTACCGCATCGCTTCCTAGGTCAATCTCATGCTCTAGTGTGCTGTTGTTTACGTTGCCTTTTTTCACAAAGTCGTGCGCGGCTTGTACTATTGTTTTGCTAGAAAATACTAGGTTATAGTCACCGCTTTCGTCGCTTCTAAAAATAGGCTTGTTAGGCACTAAAGCTATGCCCATAAGTATTCTGCGCTCCTCGTCTACCGTTGCAAGTTTTACCGTCTTTTTTTGCTCGGATAGTGTTATCCAGTTACTTTGCATGGCTGGACTTTTAACCACCGACAAAGCGTAGACGCCCTCGTTTTCCTTTGGATTATACTCAACGTTGTAGATTCTCATATAGTTATAACGATAGGCTAAACCTTTTGTTTAACTCAAAATAAAAATAAATACGATTATGCTTGTTTATATCAATTAGTTAAGTGTATATTTACACCAATCAAAACAAACAAATGAGGACGTGTACTAAGTGTAAAGAGGAAAAAGAGTTAAGTGAGTTTAGTAAAAATGGTAAGTATTTATCTTCTTATTGTAAACCTTGCCATAATGAATATCAAAAAGAATATCGGCAAAGTGATACAGGTAAAGAAATCCATAAACGAGGTCAAAAAAAATATGCTCAAAGTGATGCAGGTAAAGAATATATAAAAAAATATTCTCAAAGTGATGCGGGTAAAGAAATTCAAAAAAAATATCAGCAAAGTGATGCTTGTAAAGAATCTCGCAAAAAATATTATCAAAGTGATGCAGGAAAAGAAACCCAAAAAAAATATCAGCAAAGTGATGTTCGTAAAAAATATTTACAAAGTGATAATTTTAAACAAAGCCAAAAAATATATCATAAAACTGATGCTTATAAAGAAATTCAAAAAAAAGGTGTAAAAAAATATATGAATACCGAAAAGTATTTTAAAAAGCGACTTAATGAAAAAGGCTTTAAAGAAAATGAGATTACACCCGAGTTAATAGAATTACAAGAATTATCAATAGTAACATACCGTTACACTCAACAATTAAATCAAGTAAAATAACAATTATGAAACCAGTAAACAACAAATCATTACTCGCATTTATCTTCGGACAAATGGAAAAACTAGACAACAAAGAGATTGATGTCGAAACGGCAAACAGCCACGCTAACCTCGCAAAGGAAGCGTCTAAAAGTATTAAGTATGAAATGGACAGGGCGATGACTTTATTAAAGTTAAGCCAGCACAACAAAGCAACAGGCGACGAGATACAAATAAGGAACGTCGAAAGTATAACCTTTGAGCCTTAAAAAACTTAACCCTATCAAATCGATAGGGTTTTTTTATTATCCAAACGCAGCCTGCGACCTTGTACTACGGTCTGCGGCTTGCTGGCTTGTAACATCTTGACCCACTACAAACGCTCTTACAGGCGGTGTATCTTGCTCGTCTAAGCCTGTGCGTAATTGGTTAACATTTGACCTACCTACTAGATTAAAAGATGGCTGCTGCGTTGCTGTTGCCGTTGCTGTGTTACCACCAGAGCCACCACCTTGACCCGCTACCTTTACGGCTAATATTTTTTTAACATTCGCTAATCCACCAGCAACGGCAACACCTGCCGCTGCGACACCTAGAGCTGGTCCAACAACTGGTATCCCTGAAAGTGCCTTGTAAGACTGCTGCGCGCTTTCATAAGTTGAATAAAGAGTAGTTGCAACTGCCAAAGCTTTACCAGCCGCTGTTTCTTTTCCTAGTGTTTCTGATGCTTTTCTAGCTTCATTTACGTATCCAGCAATTGCATCTGATTTTGCTTTATTTTTTAAATTTTCTATATCTATTAAGTCTTGTGCGGCTTTTTCGTCCGCTGCTTTTTTTGCAGCCGCTGCCTCTTTTACTCTTAATGCTTCCGCTTCGTCAATCTCTTTTATTTTGTTGTCAAAATCTTGCTTTGCTGCAATAATTAACCTGTCGCGCTCTAGTATGTCCTCAACTTGCAAAGCAATTTGCGCAAGCCTATCATCTCTAAGCTGTGCGGCTTCGTCTTTTGCGAGTTCTATTTCAGTTCTGCCTATCTTGCCTAACTCGCCTAGTATGTCCTTACGTTCGCGCAAAAGGCTATTTAAGTTAGTTTCCTGCTCTGCCCTAAATCCACCGACTTGCGCCTCTATTGCAATAAGTTCGTTTTGCGCTTCGATTAGTTCGCGTTGTGCTTCTATGTTTCCGTTGGTTCGTTTTACCTCATCTGCTGCGGCTGCAACCCGAAAACCTGCCTGTGCCTTTTGCGCTTTCTCTTGCTCGTCAAGTACTTTGCCTAACTCCTCATTAGCTGCTATCCTTTCCTCAATAGATAGCCTATCATCATCTCTTATGCGTCTTTGTGTTTCTGCTAAAACGTCGAACTTTTCTATCAACCCTTGTAACCTTGCAGCGGATAGTATAGCGTTATTTTGCAAATCCTTACTTGTTTTCGCTTGTTGAAATGCTGCCTCTAAACTTACCTTGCCTATGTTAGTACTTACGGCATTAGCCAAAGAGCCTACTTCACTAATAGCCCCTACAAAATTATCCTTAATTTTAAAACCTGCCGCGACTGCCTCCGTAGTTGCTTTTAATATTTCGGCTTGCGTTTGTTTTATAGATGCGTTTAAGGTTTTTATTGTTTCCTGGTCTTTATCACCGAAAAATGATTTCTCCCACGCAAGTTGCGCCTCTTGCAATGCTAATTTTATACCCGAAAAAGCAAGTTTAAAAGGTGTTAGGGTTAAGGTTAAAATACCGCTTAAAACCTTGCCTAATTTATCAAACCCTCCTGTTGCTTGGCTTACTGATTTAAAGGCATTAAAGACCGCCGTAGCAACTTCTCTAAAAACGTTGCTTATAGTTCCTATTGCAACCGAAAAGAAATCTGCAACCTTTTGATTTTCGCTTAGTACTTTAGCAAATAAAGCAAACAACCCTAAGACTATCCCTAAGCCTAGACCCTTTATCGCTGTACCTATTGCGCCTATGCCTTTGCTCGCTAATTTACCAGCTGTGCCTGCACTCTTTGCGCTCTTGCCTACTTTGTCAATGCTTTTGGTCGCTTCCTTACCGCCTTTATCTGCGGTGTCTGCTACGCCTTTAATCGACTCGTCTAAGTCTTTGACGTTCTTTACTGCGCCTGATTTGTCTATTACTAATTTTATAACTTTTTCAATCATTTTGTAACATTTTAATTGTTCTTATTACCTTGCGTTTTGCCCCTTTAAAAGTAGAAACAAGTTCAAGCTTTCCCTTTGCAATTTCTATTGTTTCCGTTTCACCGTAGTACTCAAATGCTTGC